CCCCGGTTTCATCGGAAATAAACTCATACATCAAGTCTATATCAGGTGTTACCTCATTTATATATTTTCTTAGCTCCTTTGAATCTCTTGCAAATAACTCATTGTCTACAAAGTGATTTATTTTTTGTTGGTTGTATTCCCCATCAACTGAAAGAATTATTGTTTTTAATCTTGTAGTTAATTCTCGTGAAACATCATCCTTCAATTTTTTATTAACCCTTTTTAATTCTTCCAAATCATATTTTACTTTTCGTTCCTTTGATTCTGTCATTGCCATAAAAGTAATCTTGCGTTTTGAAGCGGGTAATTCAAACTCAAATTCGTTTTTGTTTAATTCCACCTGAGCCGAACCATCGTATGGTTTATTTTCAAATTGAGTTAAATCAATACTCTCTTTTTGTTTTTTATTTGTAAATGGGTCGGTAATCTCAACCTCATAATCTTTACCATAACCTAAGATGCGGCTTGCAATCATTATTGCGTTTTTATCACCTACTGATAAATCAACATACTTAATAGGTTCACCATTTCCATTTGATACAATAAGCGATTGGAATAACTTATCCAACACCGAACCATCTTTAATGTAAGATTGGGTAGTTAAAATATCCTCTTCCTTTGCAGTCATATATTTTAATTCCACCTTACCTGATGATAGGGGGTTATCCTTACTATAAATTAAACCTCGTGAAGGTAATTCTATAATTTCAGTTGGAAAATTGTGCTCTTTTAGTTTTTGGGTTTCGTAGGCTTGTTTAATACTATCTACAACCTCTTTATTACTTTGTTGATAATCATCCGTTAGATTTTGGCTCATAACTTTTCTCCTTTATATATAAATACAAAATTGAGATATTTTTAATAAAACAAAAACCCCCCAAAATTGGGGGGTTCACATTTTTCAATTTATATTTTTTACAATCCGAAAAATCAATTAATATTGTAGCACGGCGTAATCATAGGATAATCCCAATTCCACATTTGCTAATTCTGAATCTGATGTATAATCCATATCTGAAAATTTGGCTCTAGTAATAAAAGCCCCCTTCAATGTCCATTCTTCAACTTTATCGCCAACCGGCCCTAATGAATTAAATGTAATCTCTTTTTTATAAAAATCAGAATAACCATCTCTACCTGTTACTGATTCGTGATGTAGGCGAACCCATTCCATAACGGCTTGTGCGCCAGATGGAACAATCGGGTCATAAAGTGTAATGGTTAATTCCTGCCATTCAGACCTACCCTTTACATATCTCCTAACATTGACATGGTCAACTGTTATTCTATTTTGTTGTAGTTCAGGCCTATTTGCTGCTTTAATTAAATACGCAGGAATTCCCTCAATATACATAATAAATCGATTAGCAACTTTGGGTTCAAAGTTGGTAAACATTATTTCTTGAGGTGTTAATAATTGTGCCATTTATTTCTCCTAATTTACTATAAATATACCCTATCCGAAATTATCCTTCAGGGAATGCTGCTCCAGTTGGTAATACACTAAAGTCTAATACAATGAATTCAGCAGTTTTCGCTGGTTGTAAGAAGATATCACCTTTTAAGATGTTTCTATCAATTACATCAGGCGTATTGTTTGATTCATCCATTATAACTCTGAATGCGTACAAACCATTTCTTTGTTGAATTGATTCCAAGTAAGGATTAACAATGGATAAGAAACGATTTCGGGTTGCTGCTGTGTTATTTTCAAACACCAAATATCTCGAAGAAGATGCGATAAACTTCTTAACTGCAATCAACAATCTTCTTACATTGATTCTATCCAACGCAGATGGTTTAGCTTGTAGGGTTTTCTGTCCAAATACAGTTGCTCCCTGACCAGGGAATGTTGCGATTGGATTCACTCTACCAACATATAATTCATCTCTCTCATCGTGCGTTAATCTTGTCTTAACCTCAATTACATTTGATAATCCACCACGATTCAATCCAGCAGGTGCGTACCATTCGGCTGCAACCTGGTCATTGAATGCGATAACGCCAGGTAGAACTACGGATGGTGGGACCCAAACAGGCTTATTCTTATCCGTATCCAATATCTTAACCCAAGGGTGGTATGTTGCTACATAGTTGGAATCAAACGAAGAAAGTGAATTTACAACGGTTGATATATTATCACTCCAAGCACCACCATCCATTACAAAGAATGTATCACCTCTATCTTCACAAAGGTCTTTTGCGTATGTGGTTACTGAAGAGTGTAATCTATTAATTACACCAGGAATAACAATCATATTCATATCAAACTCATCAGGATTTGATACTGCGTTTATTGCTTTTCTCAATGCAACAGTTCCTGCTGAGGTTGCTGATGTACAATCTAATCCCTGTGTGTTTCCTGTTACAATATCATTACCAACTAATACTTTTCTATTAGGTTGGAATCCATCAAAACCACCTTGAAATGGTATCATAAATTTCCTAGCATCCAATTGAGCGGTTGTGGCACTATCAGTTAAAGAAATGGTAGTACTATTTGATTCACAAGTAGCCAAATCAAAATCAGAACCAACCGTAGTAGTGCTTGCATCGGGAAGTGGATTCAAAAAGTTTAAGTTATCAGTTGTAACAAAATCAAAAGAATAACCTAAATATACATTTTTATTGTATGAACCCGCCAATGATTGAGATGCTACATAAGTAGGGGATGGAACAGTATAAGTTGATGGTATTGGTGATGTTAAAGCGCCAAATCCAAAAGGTAATAGCGACGAATCTATTGCTGCTGCGTCTACATCCGAATCAACTTCTACTCTAATGTAAACTGAATTGTTTGCATAATCACCATTTGTAGATAATTTTCCATTTGCATCTACAGTAATAAATCTATCACCAATTACTCTTTTGATATAATTTGGTGAATTTGGGTCTAAGTTTACATTGTTGAATTCCTCTAAAGTATTAGGACGAGTGTCCGAATCTTGTACTCCTTGTCCAAAAATTGAATAAGGAATTTTAGAGGTATCTACTCTTCTTACTACAACAGTAAATGTACCATAGTCAGAACCTGGAACATCTGCCGCAGTTTTAATATCTCTGATACCCACTTTGATTTCATAGTTCGTTGAATTACCATGCGATAATGTATGGAACTTAAATAAGTTTACAGCAGTTCCACCAATCTTTTGTGATTTAATAAAAGGTGTTGATGCTACTGAATATTCTTCTGAAAAATCAAATGTTGCAAATGATGCGGTTTGAACAAATACAATGTTACCACCAGTTTCTGCTGCAAAAGAAGCCGATTGGAATGTATTAAAGTTTAGGTATGTATATGCTTGTTTACTACTTTTCGGTAAGTATCCAAATGTTTTTGTAAAGTAATTTGCACTAGTTGGATTTAAGGAAGATGTTGTAGTGTTATTCCCCGTAAATGCCGAACCTGATAGAATTAATCCAAATGATGATGCGGTTACATTCGTTGTTGCACCACCTACCAAATTTCTAACAAAAGATGTTTGAAACAAATCACCAGTAGCACTCGGAATAGAACCACTCAAAGATGGATAAAGAACCGCTGCTACTCTATTTCCTTGTGAAGAGGAAATGTTTAAAACTAATGGTTTAGCAAATGTGTACCCATCAGTTCCTAATACCCTAACAATTGTTGCATTAGGAGCATCCTGCAAATAAGCTTGAGCGGTATAAGGAAGGTATGAATCCTCCGTTAAACCACCAAACTTTTGTTGGAACTCATTAAATGATTCAACCCGCGTTGGTACAAACGCAGGTCCTTTGATAGTTTGTCCGATAAGGACAGCACCTATTTCTGCTACCCCTTGAGGTAAAAACGATAAGTCCTTTTCTCGTGTAAAAACACCCGGACTAACAATTCTTTCAGCCATTACATTCTCCTAATAGTTTTTGTTTCTATATAATAAATACAAAAAAATTAGGGAAACCTATACTTATTGAACTGATGTGAAAGTGTTTGTATCAATATCGTAAGAACCTACACCATACTTTTGTGTCAATTCTTTACCAAATTCGTTTTGTGACTTAACTAATTCTTTATAAGTTGATATTAACTCTTCTTTTTCAGCTCTTAAATTAGCGAAAATTTCCTCTAACTCTTTGGATTGTATTTCAATTTCTCCAAGCCGTGCCGTAACTGCAATACTTTTTTGACGAAATTCTAAAAGCTTTTCTCTTTCAGTTTCTTCAAATTGTTTTACTACTTTTTCTTCCATAGATTTTGTTTTTAAGTTGTTTAACTAATGTATATATAAATATCTAAAAAATTATATAAAATCGTTTTGTGGGTTTGTTTGACCACTTAATTGTGGGTTTTCCGTAAAAGAAATTTTTCCAACTGAATAAACTTTTCTATTGTTTGGATTCATTCCCGCAAACTCAGGCACAATGTACGCTTTTGATACCAAAGTAATACTTGCTCTTACTATTCTATCATCTCCCGCATCGGTTATTGTTTCAAAGTTGTATCCATCACCTTTTATTTGGAATTTGAATCTATCACCAAATGACCTACCTTGAAAGAAAATGATTTGTTCAACTACTTTGTTTAGTTGTTCCATATAATCACACCATATGTTCATTTCATATTGAACATCTAAGTAATCAGGTCTTTCAACAGCAATATATTCTTTTACAGGAGTTTGTCCAGTCAATATAGAAAATTGGTCATATCTATTTGCTTTTGTGTATTTCCGCTCAAATGGTTGGTGTGCATCTTCGGAATTTAAAACCTTTAACTTTGCAGCCTGTTGATTGGTTGATAAGGAGGTTCTTTTAAATACAATTACAGGTGTTTGTATTTTCCCGTTTGCATCTCGCATAAACCCATCTCTTTGAGCCGATACCCATTTTTCGGGATTTGCATAAATTACTGGGATAGGTATGATTTGCCCATCATCCACTACAAATGGTTTTACATCTTTTACTAAAAAATCTTTGAAAGCCAAGTCAATATCATAGATACCAATGGATATATTTTGTGTATTATCCGTGTCCCGTCTAACCTGCTTTGCCTTATTTAACTTAGGATTTTCCGATGTAGATGACATCGTCTGCTTTAAATCAGGCTTTTCAGAGTTTATATCTCTATATGTGTTACCCATCTTATAATCCTACTGGTAAATAACTATCATTTGTTGTAGAGTTTCCATATCTTACATCAATCAACTTAATGGATGTTTGGCGGGTAACATGCGTAAGGCATGATATGGAAATTGATGTTCCGTGTCCA